GCTAGTGGACAAAATCAGTTTAGTATTGACAGTGATAATGGTAATACCATTGTTGAGGGTACTCTAACTGTTAACGATGAAGTTGATATCAATGGCAGACTGGATGTAAGCGGTATTACTGATTTCGGTTCTACCGTGAACGTTGTTGGTGTTACTAACCTCAACAACACAACTAACGCATCTACTGGCAATAACTTCTCTGCCTCTGGTGCTCTTCAAGTTGCAGGTGGTGCTTCGATCGCTCAAGACTTGGCAGTTGGTGGAGACATTCAAATTTATGGTGACTTTGAGGTAGACGGTAACGTTGTCCAGAAAGGTAACCAAGAATTCCGTGGTCGCGTAGAGTTCTCTAAGAATGAGAACCCCAACAACTTGGCAGCGAATGCTCCGATCATGATTCCTAACGGCGGTATGACCGTCGCTGAGGATGCATTCATTGGTCAGACATTGACCATGGGTCCAAACAATGCAGGCACAATTGTTCTGAATGGTACCACTGGTAACGCTACTATTTCTGGTACTCTGGGTATCACTGGAACCACAACTGCTACAGTTATTAATGCATCTTCTGTTAATACATCTGCATCTGTTGGTATTGGTGGTTCGCTGCTGATCAACACTAACAAGTTTACCGTCACTGGTTCTACTGGTAATACAAATATTGCTGGTACCCTTGACGTTGCTGGTGCAACTGTCATTGATGATAGTTTCAATGTAACTGGTGCAACAGATCTTGATAGCACACTGAACGTTGATGGTGAGTCTACTTTCAACGCTAACATTACACAAAACAGCACTTCACTGTTCAAAGATAATGTTACTCTTCGTGGTGCAAGCAAGACCTTACAACTCCAGAATGGTTCTGGTACCACTAAGATTGAACTGCAATCTACCTCTGGTAATATCACAGCAGGTGGACTTACAACTACCAACTCACTTGACGTTACAACCAACACCACCATCGGTGGCACACTCGGTGTAACGGGACAGATCACTGGTAACGTAACTGGTGACCTCACTGGTACTGCTGATAAGTCAGACCTTGCAGACGTTACTGACACTACAACTTCTAATCTTACATACTATCCTACATTCGTTTCTACGAATAATGGATACACTGAGATCCGTACTGACTCTACCAACCTTACCTACAACCCTGGCACTAACAGACTGACTGTTGCCAACTTCCGCTCTACAACTGACTTTGAAGTTCAGGGTAACTTGAACATCACTGGTAACATCATCTACGGTCAAGCACAGGTTGGTTCTATTGCAAACCACGACACTGATGCTCTGGCAGAAGGCGTCACCAATCTCTACTTCACTGATGAAAGAGTTGATGATCGTGTTGCTGCACTGATCAGTGGCGGCACAGGTATTACGGCAACGTATAATGATGCAGGTGATCTTCTTACACTGAGTGCTACTCAGTCTGATATCAACACTGATAACATTACAGAGGGATCTACCAACCTCTTTACTACACAGGCACGTACACAATCGCACTTCTCCTACGGTAACGGTATTCAACTCAGCTCGAATACTTTGTCCGTGGTTCAGGGTGACATTAATACAGATAACCTTACTGAGGGATCTACCAATGTCTTCTTTACGAACACTCGCGCTCGCGGTGCATTTAGCACTGGTGGTGATCTGTCTTACAACGCTTCTACTGGCGAATTCTCATTCACTGAGCGAACTGATTCTGAGGTAAATGCACTTGCTGATAATCGTATCGCCCTTGCTGCTGGTGATTATGCAACTGCTGCACAAGGCACACTGGCGGATTCTGCCGTCCAACCTGCTGACCTTGCTACCGTTGCTACCAGTGGTTCTTACAATGACCTCAGCAATCTGCCTACGCTCTTCTCTGGTGCTTATGCAGACCTGACTGGACTGCCTACTCTATTCTCTGGAGCGTATGCAGACCTCACTGGCAAACCTACATTATTCTCTGGTGCTTATGCTGATCTGACTGGCAAACCCACCCTTGGCACTGCTGCTGCAACAGCATCCACTGATTATGCAACTGCTGCACAGGGTGCTCTCGCAGACACCGCTCTGCAATCTGAGACGATCGATCTCACTACCCTCAAAGCAGAGGTTGCTGCATCTGCTAACTTTGCTGACTTCAAGTCCCGTATCGCCGCACTCTGATAACCAATGGCAAATCCAACAACTAAAGCTGAACTTAAAGAGTATTGTCTTCGTAGACTGGGTAAACCAGTCTTGGAGGTCAATGTTTCAGATGATCAGGTCGATGATGCTATCGATTATGCCATTCAAAAATTCCAGCAGTACCACTATGATGGTGCTGAAAGAGTGTATTTGAAGCATCAGTTGACTGCGAATGATATCACAAATGCCAAGGCAAATACTGATAGCACCGCAGTCGATGGTAGTACAGTCTGGAAGGAGCAGAATAATTACCTTTCTGTTCCAGAACACATTACTGCAATTGAAGGACTCTTTGCGTTTACTGATAAGGGTACTCGCAATATGTTTGATATTCGTTATCAGATGAGACTGAATGATCTGTACGACTTTACGTCTACACAGTTCTATCATTACTATATGATTCAACAACATCTAGAGACGATTGATTTCGTACTGGAAGGTATGAAACCTGTTCGCTATTCTCAGGTACAAGACAAACTTTATATTGATTTTGACTGGGGTGAGGACGCCTTGGAAGATCAATTTATTGTTATCAAATGCTGGAGAGCACTTGATCCCACAACTTGGACTGAGATTTATAACCAGATGTGGTTGAAGGATTATGCCACTGCCAAGATCAAGAAGCAGTGGGGACAAAATCTTACAAAATTCCAGGGAGTTCAGATGCCAGGTGGTGTCACTTTGAATGGTGAGATGATCTACAACGATGCTGTAGAAGAACTCAAAATTTTAGACGAACAACTCCGCACCAACTGGGAACTTCCGCCCCTAGACATGATCGGCTGATATGGCACTCAATCCACATTTCACACAAGGTACGTCAGGAGAACAAGGTCTAGTAGAAGATCTTGTCACAGAACAGATCAAGATGTTCGGAAAGAACGTTTACTATGTACCACGTACATTGGTAAATGAGGACACTGTATGGGGTGAAGACACCTTAAGTACGTTTGATGGTGCCTATGAAATTGAGGCATACATTGAGGATGCTGGTGGATTTCGTGGTGATGGTGATGTATTCAGTAAGTTTGGTGTCAGAATTTCGGACCAAGTTACGTTCATCATCTCGCGAGAAAGATTTACGGAAGCAGTAGATGACAACGCTACTCTAATTGTAGAAGGTCGTCCTAACGAAGGTGATCTCATTTATCTGCCTCTTGCAGGTAAGATGTTTGAGATTCAATTTGTAGAGCACGAGGTTCCCTTCTATCAGTTGGGACGTAATTATGTTTGGGGTTTACGTTGTGAGCTCTTCGAGTACAGCGACGAGAACTTCGATACTGGTGTTGAAGTTGTTGATAATATTGAAAAGGTCTTTGCTAATGCTATCGCTATCGTCATGGCAGAGACACCAACACCTGGTACATTCCAAGTTGATGAAGTTGTAACTGGTGGCACAAGTAATTCTGACGCCACTGTAAAGTCCTGGGACGCTGCAACACGTACGCTTCAGGTTTATAACCGTACAGGTAGATTTTCTTCAGGTGAGACCATTACAGGTCAGACAAGTGGTGCCGTTGCTACAACCCAAACATACAACACGATAAATAATGTGAATAGTGAATATGATCAAAACTATGCAATCGAGACCGTCGCTGACGGTATCATCGATTTCACAGAAGGTAACCCCTTCGGTGAGTTTGGTAACCACGGAAGTACACTCTAATGCTTGGAACATATACCTACCATGAAATTATTAGGAAGACTGTCGTAGGATTCGGCACGCTTTTTAATAATATCGAAGTGCGACGCACTAAGGGATCTAGAACTGAAGTAATGAAAGTTCCCCTTGCATATGGTCCGAAGCAGAAGTTTTTGGCTCGTCTGCGTCAAGTTGGAGACCTGTCTACAAAGGATGCTACACAGGTCACATTGCCTCGTATCTCATTTGAGATGCAAGGTATTTCATATGATGCGACTAGAAAGGTATCACCTACACAATACATTAGGCACACATCAGGTGATACAACCAACAAGGGTTTCATGCCCGTGCCATATAACATTAATTTTGAGTTGTCGGTTCTAGCGAAGAATCAGGATGACGCTCTGCAAATTATTGAGCAAATTCTTCCTATCTTTCAACCATCATTTAATATCACTTTGAATCTTGTGCCAGATCTGGGTGAGAAAAAAGATTACCCAGTGACACTGACATCTGTAGATTATGATGACGTGTATGAGGGTGATTACGACACACGTCGTACGCTGGTATATACCTTGCAGTTCGTAGCGAAGAGTTATCTCTACGGTCCTGTTCAAGACAAGTCCAGCGAACTCATCACCAAGGCAATCGTTGATATTGCTACGGATTCTAAGGCAACTGCCTCTAGAGAAGTTAGGTATCAGGTAACTCCTGATCCTGCTGATGCGGATCCTGATGATGATTTTGGATTCAATGAAATTAAATCGGAATGGACGGATGGACTCTCAAGAAACCCCACAACAGGAATCGACGAATAAGTATGACGGCATTGAGGATGCCCTCAATGTTGATAGTGAGATCGTACCTGCCGCACCAAAGGCAGAGATCGTTGACACTACTGCAACCAAAGATCAATTAAAGAAGGACTACGAGTATACTCGTGGCAATTTGTATTCTTTGATTGAGAAGGGGCAAGAAGCAGTTGATGGTATTCTTGAGTTAGCACAGGAATCTGATCAACCCCGTGCTTATGAGGTTGCTGGTCAGTTGATCAAACACGTTGGTGATGTAGCAGATAAACTCGTAGACCTCCAGAAGAAGGTAAACGAGATAGAGAATCCGAAGAAGACCAAAGAGGTAAATACCACGAACAATACAATGTTTGTGGGATCCACTGCTGACCTCGCTAAATTCCTAAAGCAGCAGAAGGATAAATAGTAAAAGCACTAATGAAACCATAACAATGGATAAGGTAAGGGTATTGGCGACTGAGGTAACACTCAGTGCAGCAATCAATTTGAGCAAGGCGACTGCCGTTCGTGTTGTCAATGACACTAACGCTACCATTGCGCTCGTTCTTGATGATGCTGCTGTGGTTACTGCTCGTGGTAACAGCACGAAGTATGTTGCATTGGGCAGTAGAAGTGTTTCCATTCGTAGTGGTGAGACCGTCTACATAGAAAAGGACGCTCTGGAAACCATCGATGGCGCAGGACTCAAGTGCACCAAAGTCGCGAGACAGTAAATGCCCGCCGTCTCAAGAAAACAGCAACGGTTCATGGGACTTGTTAGGCGAGCTCAAAAGACGGGGAATGCTTCCTCGCCTGAGGTTGCCGAAGTTGCAGCCTCCATGTCCAAGTCCGACGTAAAAGACTTCGCATCCACTAAACACAAAGGTCTACCTGAGAAGAAAATGAAAAAGGAAGATTACAAGTATCCTCTATACGCACCATATACAAAGGTGGATGAATTTCATGCCAACAAAAGACCGTTGGATGAAGAGGACTACGATCGCATGAAGGATCGTCAGTTGGAACGTGGCACCTGGCGTCCTCGCAGCAAGTCTGTTGCTAGATCTGGTGGATCACAACCCAAACCAATGCCTAAGAAGAAGGATGGTCCTTCTGCTCTGGATATTGTAAAGGGTGAGATCGAGAAGAAGTATGGCAAGGGTGCCATTATGGATACCAAGAAGACCAAGAAAGAAGGATATGCTCCTGGTGACGTAGATCAAAAACTTGGTGCTGTCACTGCTATCCCTAAGAAGGATCAGGACGATGCTCGTGCAAGAATTCTTGCTAAGGCAAAAGCAAAGCGTGAGGCACGTCTAAAGAAAGAAGAGGTGATCCTTGAGCGTGGTGACTTCTGGCATCCCGATCCCGAGAAGGATAAGAAGTTGGGTGGTCCTGGTGCTAACCAGCGTGCTCGTGAGGATCGTGGATCTACACCTGCCAAGAAGGAAGATCCCAAAAAATTGCGTAAGGGTGAGTCCTATATGGATTACTCGAAGCGTCAGAAGAAATCTTCAGTTAAGTATTCTCCTGCACTGCAGAAGCGTATCGACGCTGCAAAGGCAAAGAAGAAAGAAGGTATCGTCGGCAAGGTCATGCGTAAGGTTGGTCTGAAGAAAGAAGACTGGCAGAAGACCTATAAGGAGTTTATTGCAGAAGGCAACCGTACTGGTCGCATGATGCAGAAGTCCAAGACTCAGGTTACTGGTCACATCTCTGCTGACCGTGGATCTGATGAGAAGAAAAATCGCGAAGGTCGTAAGACCTTGGAGAAAGATCTCAAGAAACACGGTATCGGTCACAAGAAAGGCGTCGGTGAATACAAGTATGCCGACGGTAAAACTGGACGCGAAGTTTCCTATCAGACCTCAAAACCTGATAAGATGTCTAAGCGTAGATTCGGTAAGGTCATGCGTCGTCTCGGACGCAAGCACGGGCAAGAATCCGTGATTACCAAAGATAAGGACAAGTCTGCTAAACTTCACTACACTGAGAAGGGTAGCAAGGCAAAGTCCGATTCTATCGGTAAGACCAAAGCAGGCAAGCATCCCGAAGGTTACGGTGAAACATCTGGAACCAAGGTGAGAGGCGGCAAACTTCCTAAGAAAACTAACAAAGGAGCATATCATTATGGCTGAGCGTAGCACTGTGTGTAAGTTCTGTGGTCTCAAAGCACCCCAAGGACATCAACGTCCATATTCATACATTGAAAAGCACGAGGCAAACTGTCCGAAAAACCCGAAGAATAACCAATGAAATCGTTCTCTCAATATTTTGGTGAAGGTGTAAGTTGCCCTGAGGGTACACGATGGTGTACTAAGTGCAGCAAATGCCTTGAGGTCCCCTGTCAAGACAAGGAGATCAAAGAGAACAATGAGTCTAAGCGAGAGCAATTGTTGCAGAAAAAACAATTGATGCTCAATAGACAAAAACTGCAACTGCAAATGAAGCAGGTGCAGAAGAAGAAGCAAACTGACATGTACCTCAACACAGAAGGTGTTGATAGAGACAAGGAAGGTAACGACAAGTATGATCGTTATAAGCGTATGGTCCGCCATAAGCAAGGCAAGTATGGTGTATCTACGCTCAAGCAACGCCTGAAGCACGGTGGTGTTGACTACAACATTGATAATGAGAGGAAAGCAAGGAATGAAGACTGGCAGAAAAAGTCAGGCAAGAACCCTGAAGGAGGACTCAACGAGAAGGGTAGGAAGTCGTATGAGCGTGAGAACCCAGGAAGCGATCTTAAGGCACCTTCAAAGAAAGTTGGGAACCCTCGTAGAGCAAGTTTTTGTGCGCGAATGAAGGGCATGAAACGAAAGTTAACCTCTAAGAAGACAGCGAGCGATCCCGACTCTAGAATTAATAAGAGTTTGCGAGCCTGGAATTGCTAGGATTTTATGTTCTTTTAATTGCTTTTTGTTGCCTGGTTGCTTATGCTGGGTGGGACGCCACAATGCGTCTGTTTGCATTTCTGGATTTGCACTTGCGTTATTCTTGGATTCAGTTTAAGATGTCTCTCATGAGACGCAAACTCGAAAAACAGTTGCGAAAAGAAAATGCAAACTTCGACAAACTAATTAAGGAGATCAACGATGACCGATCCTGACCGACAGCTTTCTGATCTAAAACTAGATCGGAAAGAATGCGAGAAGTGCGGTGCCACCTGGATTAACGGTGTGCATGTCTTCCGTGGCACTGCCGCCAGTTATACAGATAGTGAATTGGACCTTGCAGGTCTAGTTTGCAATAAACTTGGCAATCATCAGTGCATCAATCCTAAGAAAGGACAAGACGGTGGGCAGACCTGGGAGTATAGAGCAGGGTATATTGACGGCAAGATTGACGAGCGAAAACGTATGCTAGGTGAGTTAGGAAACCTAGACAATACTTAGTAACATTTTGTTGTAGCAAAATAAATAGTGCAGTTGTACAAAGTTAGATGAAGTTTATTTTCACTTTGTTCGCTGCACTTTTCTTTGCAATGCCAGCGTGGGCAGTCGATGTCCAGATGGGGTACGACGGTAACTTGGTGTTTGAACCTTCAGAGGTAACAATCTCTGCAGGTGAATCAGTTCATTTTATCAATAACATGTTGCCTCCCCATAATGTCATTGTAGAGGACCATCCAGAGTTAGATCATGAAGCCCTGGCAATGATGCCAGGTGAAGACTTTGAGGTTGCATTTACCGAACCTGGTGACTACACTTATTGGTGTGGTCCCCATAAGGGAGCTGGAATGGTCGCTACCGTGCATGTCGAATGAAAAAGTTTAATGAGTTAACATTACACATTACAATCGCAATACTCGACTTCCTGTATAGGGGTCGAGATTATCCACGTTTTTGGGTGCTTGAGGAAATTGCTCGGGCACCCTATTTTGCATTCTTGAGTGTGTTACATTTCAGAGAAAGTATGGGACTTCGTGGTCCTGAACATCTATATTTGATGAAACAACACTTCGAGCAGAGTATCAATGAGACAGAACATCTGGAATATATGGAGAGCAGGGGCGGTAATGCTTATTTTATCGATCGCTTTGTCGCCAAACACCTCGTCCTTATCTATTATTGGGTCAATGT